AGCGGGCACCGCTCGCCCATGCGGCGCGCAAAGCGGGTCAGCGGGATATGCGCCGCGCCCAATCCTCGGCTCAGGATCGCCCAGGCGACACCTTCATCGCCAGAGGGCATGCCGATGATGCCGATGCAGGCCCGCACCGCGCCACCAACGAGCAGGGCATAGGCTTCGCCCGCCGCGACCGTCGCAATTGCCTCGGCGGTGCTGAGCCGGGCAGGCATGCCCAATTGCACGAATTGCGACGGCTGCGCCTGGACGACGATCAGATGGCGCGGCAGCAGCGGCACGATCTCAAACATCGGCTTCGTCCACGTCGAGCCGGAACATCGCCGCGCCGACGATCGCCGGCAGCGGCAGCGACGACACGAAACTCATCTGGCCAGTGGCGTCAAAATCGCATTCCACCGAAGCGCCATTGGTATCGCCGGTGAACAGCGGCACCGGCGCATCCATCGGCCAATCCGCCGGCCGATCGAGCAAGTCTTCCAGTTGCAGGCCGGGTGCGCCGGCGCTGATCCCGGCGGTATCGAGCAGCCGCAGCATCAGCTTGACGACGCGCTGGCGCAGCCCCTGGATGATCGACCTCGCCGCCGATGGCTGCGGGCGCAACGTGATCGCGGTAGCGGTGAACGGCAGGCCCACCGTCATCACATAGGGCCATGCCGGCACCGCGCCGGCGGGCAGATCAAGCGAGCCGTCCGCCGCGACCGTCAGCCCCTGGATCACGCCGCCGTCCGCCAACACGATAACTTGTTGACTAGCCAGCTGGGTCAGGCCGGTAAAATGGGTCTGGCTTGCGCCCGCCGCCGTGGTCGCGCCGGCATCGACGTAGAAGGCGTCGCGCTGTTCGTCGCCCAGCTCGCGCCAGGGCGCCTGTTTCCAGATTTCGCGGCGGGGCCCGCCGGGCGTGTCGCGCGTCACCAGCAGCCACAACTCGTCGCTCTTGCCATCGCTGCCGACGATCGAGACGGCCGACAGCACTTGGGCGCCGCCGCCAAGCACGGTGCGGCAAAAGCCTTTGAGCGGATCGCGCGTCACCGGATGCGTGACCAGCTGGCCATCGCCGCGCACCGCATGCAGCAGGGCATAGGGCACGCGCTGATGGGCGAGCTGGACGACGCCGCCGGCGGTGATGTGCCGCGCGCCGGCGGTAATATCGGCAGCATCGTAGCGGTTGCGGGCAAAGACATAATCGGCCGCGCGGATGCGCCTTCCGCCGCGCTCGATGAACACGGTCGATGTCTCCGCCTGGACCGGAAAGATGTGTTCGGAGCCGTAAAAGCTCTGATTGACCGACTGGATATTGCTCCCCGACAGCGGCTGCGCCGAATTGATCGGCCCGATCGCCAGTTCCTTGCTGGCGGTCCCGGCCAACATTTGCAGATCGGCCTGGGCCCACAGCGGCGGGTCTTCGGTCGCCAGCGTGCGCTGAAAGGCGAGGTCGGCGGTGGGCAGCCCCGATGAGGTGAAGGCCGAGTGATTGAGGTAATCGCCGGCGACGCTGGCGAGAATGTTGAAGCCCTTGAAATGGATTTGCCGGCCGACCCAATGCACCACCAGCGACGGCCAGCCCGCCGCTGCCGAAAAGGCCCCCTGCGACCAGCGCCAGCTGGCAATGCTGGTCAGGCTATCGGGCATCTGCTTGATGACCGTCGCCGTAACATGGCTGCCGTCGGTGAAGCCGGTAATTTGGGCCGTGCCCATGCGCTCCGACAGATAGCGCCACTTGACGCCATAGGGCCCGGTCGGGTTGGCGAGCGTGTGCAACCCCATGCCGTCATATTCGGTGCCTTCGCTGTGGATCGGCGCGTTCGATCCGGTCGTGCCGGCCGTCTCCGCGTAGTAAATCTTGCCATCGTTGCGGCACAGCCGGCCGATGGTGACGGCGGCCATCCCCGGCTCCCAGGCGCTGACCGTCGAGAAGTCGAAGGCATCGAGCCGGAACAGCGCGCCGACATGCGCCGCCGTCCAGATCGGCGCGGAGGATGTCAGGGTGACAGAACCTGTCACCCCCGAGCTGGTGACGAGGATGCTCTTGTCGATGTTCTGATCCGCGAACGCCCCATCGCTGAAGGCCGAGACGCCGTAGGAAAAGGTAATGGCGCTGGTCCGCGACAGACTGCCCGGCGGATAGCTGCCATGATCCATGTAGAGGCGGTCATAGCTTTGCTGGGCCGAGACAAACGGCGCATCGGCGGCCGCGTAAGGCGTTGCCACTTCATAGGCGACGTTGGGCGCGGTTTCGATCCTGCCGCCATTGGTGAAGAAGCGCAGCTTGTGCTGGCCCCATTCCAGCGCATATTCCTGGGTCAGATTGAAGCGAAATCCGGTCAGCCAGGACGCGGTTGCGTCGGCATCGCGGATATAGGCGAAGCCGGGGCGCTTCATGATCGGCCCTTCGGGCGTCGGCACCCAATTTTCGCAGGTTTGCAAGCCGAATTCGTGCTGCTGGCTATCGACGCGCCCCAATAGCATCGGCGAGATTTCGCCGGCAAGGAAGGCCGCGATATAGTGGCGTACCGAAGCCATCGCTCAGCCGGCGCCAAAGCCGAGGCGCGCCAGCACCCAATCGCTCTCTTCCTGCTCCATCGGCGGATTTTCGATCGCATCGACATGCGCGGCCGAATTGTTCGACATCTGATAGGCTTTCTCTGCCTCCAGCACATCGAAGGCCGATCCGGCGAGCTTGCGCCCGCATTTCCACGCCAACCGGCAGGCAAAGGCCTCCGCGAAAGCATCGTCCCAATTCGCCGGCTCGGGCACGTCGATGATCCAGCGCGCGTAGAGCGGCCCGCTGACGTTCGCCAGGATGTTGCGGCCTTCGAGCTGGTAATCGAGCCGCGCGATCGGATCGAGCAATTCGATCAGCCGCAGCGCCGGCGCCGGCAGCGGGAAGAAGCTGGCATAGGGATAAGTGGACACGCTGGCATCGACCCCCGCCGGGATCGCGCCGCGCGTGGTCGAAAAGTTGAAGCTGCCATCGCGCAGCGTCGCCCGACGCTGGATATCCCATGCCTCTTTCAAGGTGCTGGCGAGGTTCTTGTTGTCATCGAGCGAGGCCAGTCGGGTTTCGGACCCGATCAACTGTCCCGCCATATTGGCGACTTCAATCAGGCTGGAGGACAAGGGCCCGCCTCCCGCTTACAACGGCGGCCAGGGCGAGGCCAAAATCTTCTGTTTCACCGCTTCGACCAACACCAGCGCATCGCCGCGTGTCATGTTGGTGACATCGATGTTGATGGAGACGGTATCGCTCTGCGCTTCGGCGGTGCCGGCGGCGACGGCGACATTGGCAAGACCGTTCTGGCCGCGCGCGAGAGTGTAGCGATATTGGGCGGCCATGGGACGTTCCTAACGAGAGGGAAAGTTTGGGGCGGCGCTTGTTTTCGACGCAGGGGCCGCCCCCCGGATGGCCTTCGACTGTCTTAGCGAAGGCTCCCGATCACTTGATGCTGGTGAACCGGTAGAGCAGCTGGAGGTTGATGTTGGTGGCGATGCCGCCGACGCCCAGCGTCCAGTACAGATCCTCATCGGCGGTGATGGGCCCCGCCACCGCTGCGGCCGTCTTGGGGCCCAGCGCAGTCGGCACGTTGATCGCGGTCAGTAGGGCCGCGTTGACGTATTTGGTCGGGTTAGCCAGCGTGCCCAGGCTGAGCGTGGTCGTGCCCAGCGTGGTATCGGTGTTGCCCGTGGCCGACACCAGCTGTTCGCCCGCGCGCAGCCGGCAGGCATAGATGACATCGGCCGCCGCCCAGGCGCCATCGGCGGCGAGTTTGCTGCCAAAGGTGACGCTTTCCTTGGCGCCAGACTGCCGGCCATCGGCTTTGGCGTTGGGGATCAGCGTGCCATCGGCGACGCCGCGAAAGGTATCCAGATATTGAGTTGGCATCGAAGTTTCCCTTGAAAATGAACGGCAAAGGGCGGGGCCGAAACCCCGCCGCGATGATCAGCCCTTGACGTTGAGGATGGTGCCCGAAAACCCCGGCTGCGTGCGGGTGGCCGCCAGCGTAGTGCCGGCCCAAACCTGCACCGACAGCTGCTTGCCCGGCATCTTGTCGACCGAAGTATTCAGCCGCTGCCAGAAATTGGCGACCAGGCCCGGCTGTACCCAGAACGGCGTCTTGCGATAGCCCGAGCCATCGGTGGCCAGCG